CTGAATTCCACTTTTTTACACGATTAATCACTTCGGTAAATTGCCGAAAACGCAGCTAAGTGTTCAAATAAATCAAGATTAAAACAAATTAAAGAATAAAATAAAACAATCAATTAAATAAATAAATAAAATAAATAAATAAATAAAACAAATAAATAAAACAAAATATATATACTAATCAAATTAAATAAACAAATAAATAATCAAATATCTAAATAATTTTTAATCTTTCATTTATTAAACAATATTAAAATATTAAATAATCGTAAAAATTTTATATAATCACATTTATAATAAACATATTATTATGTCAACAACACCCACTAATAACGAGAAGGGGGTTGAAAATAACGACTTAGAGCGCCAATTTAAAGATCGGGCAAGCGCTGAAGGGATTGATGAGCACATTTTCAAACGTGTTCTATTATCTCTTTGGATCCATCTGTTTTCTAGTTATCCAGAAACTCTTGAAAAAGTTAAGCAGCTCGTTAAAAATGTCAAATCTACGTTCCCGATCATGTCATTCGAGAAGACTATCCGATTCTTCGGAGACGACCCAGGAGATTCCTGCCTCAAGGAGATCCTCATCATTTCTGACTTCTCGATGGATGAACAGGCTGGCCCTAATATTGGTGATTTTAGGAGTTGTGTTAGCGATATCCGTGAGGTTATATCGGAGTTTGAGAGCTCACCTGACACAGATCAGAACAGCAGCTGGGGCAACAAAACGACAACAATGAAGCAGGTTTACACAAAGACTGTTGAGGTTCCAGCTTGGTTCCTGTCCGCCTTTGAAAACTACCAGAATAATGCTAACCAAAAGGACTATTTTGAGACAGCTTGTGATCTGCGTGAATTTTTGAACAACTTCACTTTTGTTGTTCCTATAAAACATGTAGAACTTGGCCAAAACTTAGATTCAGCCATAAAGGATGCCGCCAATAGGCGTAAAATCCACAACTATAATGTTCAAATTATGGGCCTGCGAACTTGTTTAATGAACATGGACGCTACCAATCCAGAGAATTCCGAGAAGATTGATAGCGTGTCAAAAGAGATCCTGTTCTTAGAGGAGAGGAGAAGGATGCTCCAAGAACGAATTGTAATGGTACCATGCATGATGGCCCCAGATGAATTAGGGGTTGTTGTGGAAGGTCGTGGCAATACTCAGATAGAAACACAAGTTGAGGACCCAATTAGCACAATGGTCCCAATCGGTCAGGACGGAAATTTTGTCGAACTTACTCAGAGTGACCATGTCTATGATCAGACTAATATGACAAATAGATGGCTCACAGGTGCTACTGTGAAGTTAGATCGGACCATTAGGGCCGGAGAGGTCATCTATGAATTGCATCTTCCATATGACCTCCTGAAGTTAAATTGGCAGAGCTCCGCCGCTTCCCTCTTTAAGACGTTTGAGTATTGGCGAGGCGGCATGGAAATTGAAGTGTATCTTAACATACCCAAATCTAACCAAGTTGTTCTTGCAGGTGGTGTTGTCTACCATCTTCTCCAACGGGATCGGCCGGAAGAGATTCAGACACCGCAAACAGTCACCTCTCAAACTGGGTTTATACTTAATGGTCATATGAATGCATCAGCTAGGATGGATATCGATTTCCTATCCTACACTGCTATTAACCCAGTGCGCGAGAATGATTTCACAATGAACTTATACATTGCCACCTTGACCATCGTGGCATTAACAGATTACGAAGTCGCTGATGGTGCTTTGGACACTGCTAACTTGCGCATTGCAATGGCTTTTAAGCCTGATCTTAAGTTCTATGGTATGACAACAGCAATATCTGCTTTTCCAGACAATGCGGATATCGAATTCTATAAGAGCAATAAGAAAACAAAAGCCAGTGTGAAGCAAATTGAGAAGATACGCAAATGCCAAGTTCCCTCTATGCTCAAAGTAGCAGGTTTGGCTGGTGCTGCCGTACTTGGCAAGAAAGCAGGTGAAATTGTTGGTGGTGTTGCAGATCGTGTGCTTGATCCTCTCTTGAATCACAGGGCAACATCAAAAGACAACAGGAGAAATTATGCAAAGAAGGAGAACAATGCAAATAGTTCACTCTACCAAAGGACTACTCCGAACATCGCATCAGGGAGCTGTGAATTTTCAAGCGAGACTTTCCGCCTTGTTTCAGAGGCCGAGACATACCATTCTAAAGCTCTTTTCCCAGATGATGTTGTCGGAGATCTCAAGACTATTTGTGAGACCTTCGGATTTGTCACTAGCACCCGCTTGAAAGTTTCCGATGTTATAGGGCATCGTATTTTTGAAATGAAAATCCAGCCAGCACAAGCGGTACCATTTGTCAATGGTTCCTTACGTGGGAATGATACTTCGAACTGGTGCCCACTCGATCATATCGCGGGATGGTATGCTAACTATTCTGGGAAGCAGCAGATTAAGCTGATCATTGGCAGTGATGGTTTTAAGACATTTCGTATTCGGGCTGTTTTCTCTGTTGTTCGAGATGTGGCCCGTAATCACGCTTCAGACACCTACAACGTCATCATCAATATCGATCCTAGCTTGGATACACCGCTCACTCACACTATTGATGTCCCATACATCATGAGCCAGTTCGCCATACCTATGGCTATTACACCTAATGAACTTCTAAATTCTGGCACCTTCCATTTGGAAGTTGAGACACCTATAAGTCAACCCATGGGGGGGGTTGATCATGTCGACATTATGATCTTAAAAAGAGCGATGCCGGGGCAATTTTCATTATCGGTTCCAACACCAAACCGATCATCGGTATTAACAACATCAACGTTACAACGGGGATACTTGAGATATAGTGTTTCTCTTGGTAATCTCACGACATTGAGTGTTCTAAATTTTGATGGGGAATTAATTTCATCAGATGATTTTCCCCTTGCTGTCGCTCCCAGGACATTTAATATTGTAGGAATCGATAAGCTTAATACAGCTGATGGAGTCTACCGATGGACAAGAACAGTTGGGAGTTCAGTTTTGGTCACTGATGTTACTGGCACCACATTCCCAAGCACAGCACATTTCTCCACAAGGTTCCTAACAGGGATTAAGAATGCATCCATTACCACAGGAGTTATTGCCACTGTTCCAATTGAATGGATTGGTAATCCAGCAGTTGTGCTGGTTGCAGTTGCTGCTGATACAACAACAACTTCTACAACGACAACAAGTGCGCCAACTACGAAAGTTGGTGGACGTTTTAAACGCGAGGAACGTGAGGTGCATACACCAGCCATGAACACTCAAGAGGATCATAGGCATGCAGCCCCCAATTCAACGGAACTCACGGGTCAGTCACACCCTGTTGACAATGGGCTTTACGGTGAAAGCCATATGCACTATGAGGATATATTACGTCGTCATGAAATCTTCATTGAAACACCAGATATAACGATTGATGCAACAGCATCATTTGTTAAGGTCTATACGATCCCATGTAATTCAGGCAATGCTCTCTTCCGTGATATTTTGCCTTGGGGGTGGAGAAATAATAAACTTGCCCATCTCCATGACGCCTTCCGGTTCTATCGCGGGGATCTCAATTATCTTATTGGGATTAATTCTACAGAAAAAGGCCTCTTTCAATATAGGCACGTACCACAGGCTGCCGACATACCCTTTACTTATGACGATCAGCTTAGAGAGGATGTTCTTGATTGGGGTGGGTATGGCTTGGCTCTCCATGCTATTGATCAAAACGTCACCATGCCAATACATGTCCCTATGTACGTACCAGGACCAGGAGTATTAACGTGCTCATATTTATCAACTGAGCGTATGGTGGATCTTGCAAAATCAAATGGTGTGATTGAAATATTTTACAAGGGCCCAACAACTACTGCAAATTTCAGCGTTTATAGAGCTATCGCCAACGACTTTAGCTTCTACTGCTTTAATGGGTTTCCAGAACGGCAACAGAGCTTTGAGACGAAGGATGTGCGATATAGGAAGAAGAGGCACATTCCTGCTATGTTTAGTGGTTTTTCAAAAGCTGCAGAAGGACTTGGGACAATTAATTATGATCTCTTCAATGAAGCCATTGCATCTGTAAAAGTCGCTGCGGATGGAGTGAGTCAAACAACGAAGAAGAGTTCGGATTTTCTTAATGGTTTGGCCGGTACTGAAGAGGGAAGTAAGCAAGTTGCGACTATCCTTCTTCAGGTTGCTCAAGTTATAAACAACCCAACTCCCTTGGTTGCTGCATTAGCTATATCACAGGTGCTAGTGAGTTTCAATATTCTCAAGCATCTTGCGATAGAGACAATACAAACAAAATTGCAGAAGCTTTTCTCTCGAACAGAGGGGAAGCAAACACCGGCTATGAGTTTTATTGATGAAACTGCAGAAATTGGTGCCACAATATTTTCGGCAGTGACAAGCTACTTTGGTGTTACTGCGAAAATGAATTTTACTGAAAGGATGGCTGTAACATTTGCTCGAACTGCCACCATGTATGATAAGGTTCTCAAGATGCTCAAAAAGATCTTAAAGTTTGTTCTTAGGTGTGTGAAGTATCTTATAAATTACTTTTTCCCTGATTGCAAAGTCCTTGATTGGATTGAGACAGACGCGTGTGCAGATTGGATTAATGCTTCTAGTATTATGGCTGACGATACTGTTTTTAACAACATTCGCAACAGCCCTGATGCTATTGCATTACTATTCCAGCTAATATCCGAGGGTGAGGAAATGCAGCTGAACTTGACTGGCTCTGGTTCGGATATTAAGATGATTAACATTGTTGCCACACGGCTTCGAGCTTTATATCACGTTCGAACGAAACTAGCAAAGGAAATTACCATACCCCTTGTGAAGTATGCGCCCTATGTGCTTTATCTTGCTGGTAAATCCCACATTGGCAAGAGTAAACTTGGAGAGCACATGACTGAAGAACTCAAGAATGATATCCCTAGGCTTCACCCAAACGTACATGCAAATGGTGGCGTCTTTACAGTCCCGATGAACAAATATTGGGATCAATACACTGGGGAGGAGATCATTATTTTTGATGATTTCCTTAGATGCCAAAGCAATGACCTTGAGGATAGTGAAGTATCTAGGTTTGTTGATATATGTGGGTCAGCGATGTGTGTTGTGCCAAAAGCAGATATTGAGAGTAAAGGAATGGTCTCTATGGCAAAACTTGTTGTCATGTGTTCAAATTACACATATCCTACTGTGAATGGAATTCTCGATGATGTTATTCAGAATCGTAGGCATGGAACATGGTTTGTGGAACTCAATGAGGTTGGAAGCAGTCTTCCAGCGTGTGAGCAGCACATAAAGAGTGCGACTAAAATGCAATTTTCTTGCCCTAATTGCCTGGCGCAACCAGGGACAATAGAAATACTAAGGAAGTTTGATCATCTTCAAATGTCGCTAATGGACAATGCTCAATCATCCGGAGCAAAAGTGCTGGCTGGTCCTATGAACTACGATGCTTTTCTTCGAATTGTCCGCAAGGACATGCAATCACACAAGGAGAATGCCACAGCGAATTACATCCACTCACTCAGAAAGAAGCTTAATCTTGGTCCAGATGAGGACGTAATGGAATATGTTCTTCCTAATAAGCCATTTGTTGATTTTAAGAAGACAGTTGATAAAGCTGTTGCAAGTAAGGTGCTACAAGAATTGGGAGGCTGTGCTCCTGGAATACTGCAGAGACCAGCAATGCTCCACAAGTTTGTTGAGCGTTTCATGAAAACCAATAAGTATGTCACCGAAGATCCTGAAGAAGAAGAGCTCACTTATGAACAGTTACTCTCCATGAGCGATTATGGACGCTCCTTATGTCAATCGGGAGAATGTCTACACACTGACGCATTGACAAGTTTAGCCACATTAGTAGCTGAGAAGCAAATTGAGCCAGAAGAAGTCGCAAGGAAGTTTGGCTTCTGCTATGACGGATCACACAAGCTTATGTTTATAGATCCCGAATTGAATGCAGCTACATGGTTGAATTCAAAAGAACCATGTTGTGCTGAATGTAAATACAATGGAGATGAGTACACCACTATGAAGGTAGCTAATTTGCATGCTCTTACAGAATTTTTACTTCTCAATGGATGCCAAATTGATTATGCACCAATCCGCTATGTGAGACCACAATATCATCTCACAGTAGCTAAGATGAAGGCGGATTTGCATCAGAAGGAAGTTATCAAGAAAGTCAGGAGATTGAGAGAGACGATTGGTGTGGTGCTTGCCGTAGCCATACCTGCTGCAATGTACATTGGTGTGATGGTGTATGCAAATAAAACCGTGGACAAAGTCATGAAGCACCAGCAACTGGAAGCTGAGAAAGCTCTCATATCGAAGGTGAAAACACAACTAATGCCTGCAGCAATGTTTGGTGCAGTCAAAAATGAGAGTGGGGGCGGATCTGCAGCCCCAATGAAGAAGATGATGCCAAGGAGGCGGGTTAACTTGAGACGAGCTCGGAAGGCCAAACCAGCCATGGCGACAGGGGACTCACTACTTGAAAAATATAGGAGGTGTGTGCTTGAACTCAAGTTCAAAGGTAAGATCTATGCCTCAGCCGTGTGCGTATCAGAGAAAACATATTACACGCAGGCACATGCCATGTATTCCCTGCTTCACGAGTGGACGGAAGCCTTCAAGAAAGCGCTTGACCAATGTAAATTTGAAAGCCTGTCACCAGAAGAGCAAGGAAGAAAGCTCGGCTTCTTGCATGCAGAACACCGCATTAGCTTTGAAATGTATACACGATCTGGCTCGATCAATAAGGTTGACATTGACATGCGCTCTTTCTTGCGCATGAACAATAATACCCTCCTATTTTTAAGTGACACGGATGGTTGCATCTTTGCCCTTGATAACGAAAATCTAAAACCTATTGGATTGTGGGATGACATCCAGAGTGAAACAAAGAGTGTTACTATGGATAATTTCGCTATTATGCGTTATCGTGGTGGTAAGTGGTTTGAAGCTAAGGACGCTTCTAATGTTATCTTCGTTGAGAATGATGACATCTCATATAAAGCCTCAGATTGCCCGTGGTCAACAGAACAGGACATGGATAAAGAAGGGTATGTTGAGTTTTGCCTCGACGGGTTCAGGTGCAAAAATGATTATGGAGAGGACGCTAATGTCATGTGTGGATCAATTCTTGTGGACAAGACAACAATGAAAATCGTTGGGGTTATGTCTGCCGCAACAGAAGACACTCTCTGGTTTAATGCCATAACACAAGAAAATCTGCAGCACTACGGTGTGTGCCACAACATCAGTCAGATTCTTGTTGAAAAATCCAGTAAAATTGTGCAGGTTCCTGCGGCTACAGCATCCAATACATACATGGTATCCCCGCCAGCACGAATTTATCATTGCACAAAAACCCTGTTTGAACCCACTCCCATCCATGGTATGGTTATGGAGACCTTCAGGCACCCAGCAAGGATCGAGGTTGACAAGGACAAAGGTGTCGGATCATTCGAACGTGCTATAGAAAAATATGTCCCGCACAAGGATTTCGATTTCGATTTAACAGACATCTACGATGATGTCTGTGAGCAAATTTCTAATGGGTGCACTGACTTGCCATTTGTAGATGTGCGTTCATTCACTGAATCTGTGCAAGGCATTGAAGGGAAAGTTAAGGGGATTGATCTAACAACAAGTCCAAGTTACCCTTTTTGCACTATTCCCAACCTCAAAACTAAGAAAGACTTGTTCAGCTTTAATGAAGAAGGGAAACTCATTGGTGTCCATAGCGATCTCGTTGACATAATGAGGAAAGAGAAGGAGATGATGAAGAAGAAGCAAGATGTGCCCACCATATTTCAGATATCGCATAAAGCTGAATTGCTTGCAAATCCCGATAAAGTGCGTATGATACAAGGTAGCCCAATATCGCTCAGTCTTCATATGCGCCAGTTTTTCATGGATTTCAATTACATGTTTCAGTATGATCGAATGAACTTGGAACATGCTGTTGGTATGAATGTTTATGGTTTGGAATGGGATACCATGACTAGAAAACTATTATCTAATGGGCGCCATCTTCTTGTTGGTGACTATTCAAAATTTGGTCCGCGCTTGTACTCACGGTTTGTTGAAAAAGCTTATGATTTCATGATCGAATGGTATGAGAGGAGAGGTGCATCAGAAGAAAATAATGCCATTAGGCGTGAATTGGCAAAAAGGGTTGTAAGAAGTCTAAACATGGCCTATGATCAAGTGTTTCAAGTGAATTGTGGCAGCCCTTCTGGTGCTATCAACACTGTCATAATAAATTCTATTTGCAATATGTTGTACTTCCGAACAGCATATAAGGGCATTATGAGTCGGAAGAAACCCGAATTGGCGGGTATGCATAGTTACCATGACTTTGTACAACTATTTGTTGTTGGTGACGATGTAATTGCAAGTGTTCATGAGGACATCATTGAATACTTCAATAACCAATCAATCCACGAATTCTTTGCAGGATATGACATCTCTTATACTGATGTCATTAAGGATGGTGAGATTAGGAAGTGGTGTACTATCCACGAAGCAACTTTCCTAAAGGAAGGTTTCAAGCTATATCGGGACACATCACTCGTAGGTGGTATTTGGATTTGCCAACCAAGTTTGTCAGGTGTTAAAGACATCACAAATTGGATTCGCAAACCTAAAGGGTTGCTCAATAAAGATGCAAGAGCCAAGGAAGAGATGAAAGCAACAATTATAAATTGTGAAACATCATTGCGAATGAGTTGGTTCTTTGGTCGAGAATATTTCAACCAGTACCGCAAAGAACTTAACCGGATCATCAAGGATACCTTTGGTGATGAAAATCGTATGACCATTTACACATTCGATGGTCTTCAAGTGGAACTCGGTATTCCCTTGAAAGGAAAGAATGAACCTATCAGTGCCACTATAATAGCTGATAGGCTAGGAGTTGAGGATTTCCTGACCAACTTCTAGTTTGGGACAAAATGCTGACAGTAGCTTTGATATATGTGCGGGCTAACTAATCTTTGATAAGGTGATGCCACGAGCAAATCATGTAAGACTATCCAGTAATATTTTATACAATATATTATGCAAAT